TTCGCGGTTGTGGAACAATGTCATTTTAATGTCGCACCCGTCCACGTATTCCTGAGTGCACGCGCTTGGGTCGATTATTTCAACGAATCGTTCGCCCCAGTCGTCGAGAAGTACGCTTTCTTCGTTAAAGACGATTGTGTAACCTTCAATCGTGCGACTATCGGGTTTTGCGCCGTTCTCGTCTGGTGTAACCTCGCGAATACTTGCGCACCTCGCCGTATATCTTCTTTCATTTTTATTTTCCATATATTTTCGTATTTTCTTATTCGTACTTATGCGGTTTTAGGTAACCCCGAATTAAAAGTAAGCATCATCGTGAACATCATAGTTTGTTTTCATTGCAACTGGTTGCTTCCAAAACTTTTGTATTGCGTCCTCGATTGATTCTGCAATCTTTTGTGACGCCAAATCCATTCCGTCGAAAGAAATATCCGCAAACCAATTACCCGCTTCGATGCGTCCACGTTTGCCCGTTTTGTACCTCTTTACGCTTGTTGATGTCCTTCCGCGTCCGATACGCTTATTCACCAAAGCGTTTGTATCGGTGTGTATGTAACGCCCCTTTGTTCCGTTATTCAGGAATCGCAAGATAAATCCTCGGTCACTTCCCCAGTATGACATAATATCTTCGGTACGCTTTGATCGTGTTCGGCGGTTACCACCTCGCCCCGTAAGGTGTGTTTTTGGTGGTAATGACGCAACGGCATTACTTCGTTTGCGTTTGCTCAACAAGGAAATGTTACCACCAAAGATGCGTTTATACACCATACTTTTTACCGCACTATGTGCACTTCGTGGGTCGTTCTTTATCTTGCCCCTAATGTGATTCTTTGTATATGACTTTGATTGGTTAATGGCATAGCGGACAATCTTATTCACGGTGCGTTCCATTTGTCTATTGTTAAGACTTACGGCGTTCAAGTGTGCCAAGGCTTCATCAAGTCCCACAACCTGAATACCCGCGTTTTGTCGTCCCGCTTGGAATCCACCCCAATAACCAAAACTATCATTTATCATACACTTTCATTATTCTTCTGATTCCTCAACGCGTACCGCCGTGATAGTAATCAAACCCTCGGCGTGTGCGCGGTTGAAGGAATCAATGTTATACGTTTTGCCGTCCCAACGTATGCGTTGGTTCTCGTTGTACGCCTTGCCGTCGCGAATGGTCACAACGATTGTGTGCATCATTATCGGGTCGCCCTGACGAAGTATTTGGTTGCCCTTCTGGTATTGCACGCGTGCCCATACCTTATCTTTGACAACTTGCCACTTCGTCACGCTCTCGCCGTACTGCGATTGTGTCACCACGGGCGCCAAGAACGCAACCTTTTCGTTTAATAGTCCCGCGCTTATCATAACTTACGATATGGATTTATCAACCCGTACAATTGTGGGTTCTGGTTAAACACAAAGGTGCTATCCGCTTCGGGATTCTTCACAAAGCTTGCAAACACCATCTTAACCGCCATCTTGATTGACACGGGCACACCGCACCAGTTGTCAAACAAATCGTCAAAGTCGCGGTTGATGTAGTTCATAATCATTTCCTCGCTTGCCTCGGCGGTGTCGGTAAATTCCGCGTCGCGGTCGGTGTCGTAAAGATCATATTTGATGTATCTCTTAACCTCGTCCAAAGTCACTATATTCATTCTTCGTTCCCCCCTTCTTCATTTGTTGGTGATGGTGTTCCGCTTCCGCCCGTCAGCTTGTCCGAACCTACTACCGCAAGGTTGGTGCTTACGTAATGGTATTGTCCGCCCTCGACTGGTGGAAGGTTCTGCTCCGCTCTCAGTTCGTTCGGACACGCAACGCCCGTTTCGATTCTTGACTTGTTCCAACTTGCAAGTGCGTTGATGTCGTAAGCGTACAAGGCCATTGGGTTAAGTCTTATTTTCTCTAACATAACATTACGCTCGGTTACGCACTTTGCGGTTAGTTCCGTTTCGATGTCCGCCACGCGTGGCATAAGTGTTCGGGCGTAAAGGTTTGATGTCGCGTCGGCCATTGTCTTGTAATTGGCGTTTGTGCTATCCATAAGAAAAGCCAAGTCGCAACCCGTGAACCTTGCCACCTCGGCAACGCCAAACTTCTCGCTCTCGATAAACTGCAAGTCTTGTGCGCTCAATGAATTCTGAATAAATTCAACGTCACCCGCAACGGTTATGATGTCCGCACCCTCGTTGATTTGCTTTTGTATGTTGTCGCGTGCGTCGCTTAACTGGTTATTGTTGTATTGTGCCACACCGCGCGCCGTGCCGTTCGTCATATTCTTAATGATTCCCTTTGTACGGCCACCACTTGCCACGCGGTTAAGCGTTTCTTCATTGTATGTGCGTGATATTGTCAGGGTCTTAGCGGCGTATGATATTGTGCTTATTCCCTTGCCCTCGGCGTCAACGAATGTATTGCGGAATATGTACATTTCGCTATAAGGCACTTCGCTTCGGCTGACGTTGTTCACGGGATCATAGAACGAAACAACTTTTTTGCGTGGGTCGTCTTGGATTGCGGCCACGGGTGATAGTAACACAAGTTCCTTCGTCATTCCGTCACCACCTTGCACGGGGTACACGTAGGCGTTACCTCGGTTCATTGTCTGAATGACGATTGCCTTCTTAAACTGGTATGCGTTCATTCGTCCGTTTGGGCGGACGTTCCAAAGTTGATACATACGGCGTGCGCGTGGGTTCGTAGCAAGTGTAAAGCCGTTGTAGTACGTCGGGCGTGCAAGTACCTCGACGGGCATTGTAGCAATCGACGAACTTATTATATCAACGGCACGATAATACGCGCTTACCGTAAGCGCGGTGTCGTCGTTCCACACGCTTTTTACACGGCGTGAATAGTCGATACCCGCAATGTCGTTGTCATTCCCTGACGCGGGCGTTGCGGTCGGTGTGCTTCCCACCTCACGACGTGATATGTCAAAACCAAATATATTCATATCTTCTTTATTGTTTGTTTTATATTTATGGCACTTTGCCCGCATTTGGTAACCCCCAAATAAAACGGGCGACGCTCACACGCCACCCGTCCAAAACCTTAAATTACTAATACCTTTTAACAAGTAAATATTAACCTAAACTATGTTCTTTTGTCGTTTGGGGGGTTGGTGGTTTAGTTGTTTAGCACCCGCCACACCCTTAAACAAATTGATGTGTATTTCGTCAGCGTCCGCAAAGGTGTATGTCAGGGAAGAAACGCCAAGATGTTTCATATACCTTGCGATTGCGTCTATCTTTTCGATGTGTGCAAGAATAACGTCTTGTTTTGCCTTAATGAGTGCGTGCCCGTCTGGTGCGGTTGTGGTTGGTGCGTCCTCGGTCAGAAACATTTTAATTCCGTCAGCCATTCCGTTGCAATAAGCACTTGCCGAAAATGATTTGTCAGCTTCAAGGCGTTTCGCCATTCCTTCGTAAAAATTTACCAAAGCTTTTATTTGTTCTTGTGTCATATTATGATTTTATTATTATCGTCGTCGTAATACAAGATCAAGCACATCAACGTACATATTGCAATATCTATCTTTTTGTTGTGTGCCCGCTTGACTGGTTTCACATTCTCAAACCCGCCCGAATCTTCAAGTAATACGCAATTACCAAAGCACCACGCAAACAAAGGATTCGGCGAAAACTCAATAACGGCGGGTTCAACCTTTAGCAAGTATTCCATTGCTTGCACGGGTGCGTTGAAGCTTGCGAACGTCTGACTTATTACCTTCATCATATTCTTGGGGTCAATACCCATTCCCCACAACCACGCGTTTATAACGTTCACGAATCTTGCACTATCGAATTTATCGTACCCGAATTGTATGATGTTGGCGTGCTGACTTACCTCGATTATGCGGTTAAGTATAAGGTTTTCGTCTATTACTCCGCCCTCGCTAAGATGTAACCAACCTTGTCGCACCCACTCGCGATAAAGGGGGTTTAATGTCGCCTTGTTGTATTCTTCCTCAGAAATCCACGCGTCACAATCGGCAAAGAATTCGTGCTTTAGCTTGCCTTCTTCGTCCTTCGCCACGCGGTGACAAAGATATACTTGCCCGTTGAGGTCGTGCCCCTTACTGAAGTCCATCGCAATATAACATTCCCAACCGTCCGCCATATTCAGGTCGTCAACGCGTCGCATTCCCGTGCGGTTTCGTATGTCCTCGTCGCTTATCCACTCTTGTACGCTATCGGTCATAAAGATGTTTAACATCTTTGTCTTGAACTCGGCGT